GTTGGTCAGAGAGCTGTTGATGAGCTCCACCTGATCTGCAACCCGTCCGACTACTTCAGGTATGTTCGCCCGGCGATGATGGTACAGGCTACCAACGGCGCATGGGTTGAAGGAACCGGCATGAACATCAAGGTGCATCAGACCGCCAACATCGCTGCCGGTAAGGCTGTGCTCGGTCTGCCGCACGCTTACGTGATGGGCCTGAGAGACGTGCAGGTTAAGACCTACGATCAGACCCTGGCTCTGGACGATGCGGACCTGGTTGTGGCGAAAGCCTACGCGAACGGTCGCCCGGTCGACGACAACGCGTTCATCGTGTTCAACCCGACCAATCTCGAAGAGCTGACCATTCCGGTAAGTGTCAAGGGTACGGTTACGACCAAGGCGGCCGCTAACTAATCGGGAGGCATAAGTAAATGACTACGACATACGACAGCGTTATCGAAGAAGTCCGCACGGACTATTCCGTGGCTCCGTATGTCTCAGATGATACCCTGAAGCGATATGCTGCAGAAGGCGGGGCGGCGCTGAGTCGCCTCGTCATCTATGCGGATTTCGACAATGACCTTGTCGCACGCGGTCTGCTGAAGAACTACATCTATTACGCGCTCAACCTCGTAACGAATGAGTTCTGGGAGAACTACCGCGCCGACATCCTGCAGTGGCAGTGGGCGCACAGCGAAGATGGCGAGGATGTGGACGAAGGCGGTGATGGTGAGTGAAGAAACGCATTCAGCATCCGCCCGCGTACGTGGACGGCGTGATGACGGTCTACGACCTTGTGGACAGCGCGGACCCGGATAACCCGGACAGCCCGCTGAGAATGATCCAGGCGCGGGACATCGGCCCGGTTCCGTTCCGGGACAAGGCAGTGTATGACCGCACGCGGCTTATCTTTGAACAGGCCGGTGTCGAGGTGACGCACAAGCTCGCCATCAGGCGGTGGGACGGCATTTCGACGAAATGTGTCTGCATCATCGACGGCGAACAGTACAAGGTCTACAACGTCGCGCAGGTCGAGACGAAAGACGGGTATCTGGAAACGGAAGTCACACTGATTACACCTGAGATGCAATATGAGGTGAAGGCATGAGGGAGGAACTGACGAAAAGAGAGTTTTCCGAACTGGTTAACAGTATCGGCGTGCCGGTGGGCGAAGGCGAGCAGTATCTGGATACAGAAAAAGCGCCGCAGAAGATCGCCTATTGGGAATTTTTATGGACCGATCAGATGGGAAGCGGCGATACCTATGAAACCGTCGTTCGCTACCAGATCAGCTACGCGTCGAACCGCGCCCGGGACGGATACCTCAAGGCGCTGAAACAGGCGCTGAACGACGCGGGACTTCATCCTCAGTTCTTCCACGAATACGTGAAGGGCACGAATGGGCCCGGATACCATCATTGGTATTGTGCCGTGGATGTCCTCGAGGACGTGTTAGAGGGGTGAAGCAATGTCTTTCCATTCCGGCTTTGCTGATTTCGATGAGCTGATCGAGGACTACATCAAGAAAGTTGACGGCGATGCGGTGACGGAGATCCTCAAGGTCGGCGCGGACGCGCTGGTTGATGATGTCCATGCCTTGCCGTCCCCGCGTTCTGCGCGTGGTCATCCTACCCACATGCTGGACGAAATCTCATCAAGGGTGATGGGCGAGAAGGTAGAAGTCGGTTGGGGTTCTTATTACGGCCTGTTCTTAGAGAACGGCACGCGCAAGATGAGCGCCCGCCCGCACCTCAAGCCCACATGGGAAACAAACAAGGAACGATATCAGGAGCTTATGATATCTAAGATTCACGAATAGGAGAAATGACTTATGGCGATTACTGAAAAAAGACCCTCCGTTAAATTGACGGTTGGCGCGCAGTACATTTGCTTCAACACCATGACCGAAGACGGCGCATGGACTGAGACCTTTGAGACCGACGTCGTTAAGCTGCCGACTGTGACCCAGGTGCAGGTCACGGACAATGCAGACAGTTACGACGACTACGCTTCCGGCGCGGCGTACGATTCCGACACGGATGTTCCGACCAAGGACATTCAGGAGACGAACCTGGCATTCCCGGATCTTCTGCTTGCCAAGATGAGAGGCGACGCTGTTGACGGCGGCGTTGTTGTTGAGGGCAAGGTCGGCGCTGCCCGCCCGTTCTTTGCGTATGGTTTTGTCGTCCAGAAGAAGTCCGGCGAGCTTGACCTGAGATGGTATCCGAAGTGCAAGCTGATCGAGAATACAGACAGCACCGCGACGTCCGGCGAATCCCACAGCTCCCAGACGGATGACATCACGATCCGCGCCTATCGTATGGACGATGAGAAGGGCATCGATGTCAGAGTGTTCACCGGCGATGCGAGCACGGATAAGATCACGGAGGCCAAGTTCTTTGCGGCTCCGATCCTGACCGCTGCAGCTGCCAAGGCTCTGCAGAGCGCATAATGAATTGATGGGGGAGGTTTAAAGCATGGCTAATATGAACAACGACGGGGCGGCTTCGGTCGCCCCTGTTTTCGAATTGAGGGATATTTCGGCGGACGCGGTCTTCATGATGACGGCGCTCCTGTCTAAGCTCGGTGTCGGTCAGCTCCTGCAGCTGGTCAGCGCCGAAGCATCTAAGGCGTCGTTTGAGCCGCCCACATACATGAAGGACGGTAAGCAGGTCCCACTTCCGCTGAACAAGTGGACAGAGAAGCAGCGGGCCGCAGCCATCGCAGCGCAGGAAGCGCAGAACGTGATGATCACGAAGGCCATCGAGCTGATGCTGTCGAATTTTTCGTCGTGCAAGAATGAGGTCTTCGCGCTTCTTGCGGACGGCTACGGATGCACGGTGGAAGACATCGAGGGAATCAGCGGTGTGGAACTCATCGAGCTGGTCGACGGCTATGTGAACAGGGACGCGTTCGTTGATTTTTTTACACGTGCTTTGAAATTGTTTACCAAAACCTCGAGTTCTGGTTCCAGGATGAGATTTACCGCCGCTATGGCAGCGGGGCGGACCGAATCCTGACGCACTGGGTGCGCAATGGACGGCTCCTGCAATCCATACAGGAACTACAGAAGAAACTGTTCGAGGAGCAACTGCAGGAGATTTACCTCATGCGCGTACACAACAAGAGTTATCTGGAATTTAGAGAGGAGGTGCTGAGTAATGGCGGAAGACATTAAACGCGTAGGTCTTGAATTTACCGCTGAAGGCGTATCGGACTTTAAGTCACAGCTGCAGGCCGTTACTCAGGCCTCTCAGGAAAACTATAAGGCCTTTAAGAAGGCCAAAGAGGGATACGACAGCAACACATCGGCATCGAAGAAGCTCGGTGACCGGCAAAAATACCTCACTTCACAGACTGAGGCCTATAAAAAGAAGGTCGAGGTGCTCTCATCTCAGCTCGAAGAGATGGAGAACGATGAAAACGCCAACGAAAAGGCGATTGCGAAGAAGCGCGCCGCCCTCGAGAAGGCGAAGGGCACGCTGTCGAAATACGAAAGTCAGCTTGAAGAGGTCAATTCCGAACTCGAAAAGCATAATGTTACCCTCGAGAAGTGGCAGGAAAGCCTCGGTCGTATGGGTGAGAAAGCCACGAAGGTCGGCGGCGCGCTGACCAAGGGCGTCACGGCCCCCGTCGTGGCGGTAGCTGCGGCTTCCGTTTCCGCGTGGAAAGAGGTCGACGAAGCCATGGACACCGTGGCGACCAGGACCGGCGCTACTGGCACGGAGCTGGAAGGTCTGCAGACCGTCGTCTCCAACGTGGCTACATCTGTTCCGACAGATTTCCAGACAGCGGCTGAAGCGGTCGGCGAACTCAACACGCGATTCGGCGTGACCGGCGATGAGCTGGAGGGCCTCACGACCTCATTTATTCAGTTCGCGGAAGTCAACGGAACGGATGTAACCAGCGCCATTGAATCGTCCGCAAAGGTTCTGACCTCATTCGGACAGGACGCGTCAAGCGCCGGTTCCCTGCTGGACGCGATGACCTATACGAGCCAGAAGACGGGCATCTCTGTTGATACCCTTGCATCCGGCCTCGAGAAGAACGCTACCGCATTCCAGGAATTGGGCCTTTCTGCCGAAGAGTCCGTCGGCTTCCTCGGGCAGATGGAGCGTTCCGGCATGGACAGCTCCACGGCGATGGCAGGCCTGAAGAAGGCCATGCAGTCGGCGGTCAAGGACGGAAAGAGCCTTGACAGCGCATTGTCCGACTTCTCCACGACCATGGGGAGCAACGCGTCCGACACCGAGAAACTTCAGGCCGCGTACGACCTGTTCGGCAAGAAGGCGGGCGACGCGTTCTACACCGCCGCGAAAAACGGCACGTTAAATCTCGACGACCTTGCCGGTTCAATGGGTGACTTCGCCGGGGCCACGGAAAACACATTTAACGAGACACTGGATCCTCTCGATCAGATGACGCTCGTGCTTAACAACCTTAAGCTGATGGGCGCTGACCTGGTTAATTCCGCCGCGCCGATGATCCAGGGCGCGATGCAGTCCATGCTGGACGTGGTCGAGAAGCTCCGGAGCGGCTGGGAGGGATTATCACCCGGAGCACAGCAGCTCATCATCAAGATCGCCGGTATCGCGGCGGTCGTCGGCCCGGTGCTCGTCGTGGTCGGCAAGGTTGCGGGCGCGATCAGTACGGTCATCGGATTGATCAGCGGTGCGATCGGTGCGATCACAGCGGCAAGCGGCGCGACAGCTGCAGCCGGTGGAGTTACGGCAGCGGTGGCAACCGGCCCGATCGGTCTGATCGTTGCGGCGATTGCAGCGGTCATTGCTGCGGGCATTGCCCTGTGGAAGAACTGGGACAAGGTCAAAGAAGCTGCTGCAAGCCTCGGCGAAAAGCTGTCCGGGATCTGGAAGAGCGTCTCTGAAGCAGTTGGCACATTCTTCAGCCCGATTGCCGACAAGGTCATGGGTTTCCTTCAGCCCATCATCAGCAAGGCACAGGGCATTTGGGAGACCGTCAAGGGCGTATTTACCGGCGAGATATCCGTCGGGGACATTGCCACTAAAGCATGGGATGCCATCAAAACGACCGCCGACGATCTCTGGAAGACCGTAACAGGTATTTTCACGGGTGAGATCTCTGTAGCCGATATCGCAACGGGCGCATGGGATGCAATCAAGACTACCGCCGGGAACCTCTGGACGGAAGTCGAGAACCTGTTCGGCGGCGAAATCTCAGTTATCGGCATTGCCACGACAGCATGGAATACGATTAAGACAACGGCAAGCAATCTCTGGACGGAAGTAGAGAACTTCTTCACCGGGGAGATCTCCGTCGTCAGCATTGCAACCAGCGCGTGGAACGCGATTGAGACAACTGCAGGCGAGCTTTGGGGCAAGGTAGAGGATGTCTTCGGCGGTGAGATCAGCGTCGTTGCCATCGCCACAAAAGCATGGGACGGCATCAAGACCACAGCCAGTGACCTGTTCGACGCGGCGAAGGATTTCCTAACCGCAAAGATTGACCTGCCCGTCGTGGGTATGCTGAATTGGTCGACCATTTCCGGCACGGCAGAAGACATTTTCAATGCCGCGAAGGGCTTCCTGACCGAGAAGATCAACCTGCCGTCAATCGACGTCAGCACCGTTTGGAACAATGTCAAGGAAAAGGCCGGTGAGATCTGGCAGAACGTTAAGGATGTGTTCGGCTCTTTCGATATCGAATGGCCCGACTTCGGTCAGCTCGCTTCCGATGCGTTCAATGGTCTGAAACAGGCCGCGTCTGATGCGTGGGACTGGATCAAAGGTCTGTTCGGTGGCGGCAACAAGGAAGAGAAGTTGGAGACTGCAGAGGTCGACACCTCCACGGTTGACGACGCGATGGACACCGTCGAGGTAACCACCGGCGATATGGCGGATGCTTTCAAGAACGTGAAGCTGAAGGTGGCAGCAGTCGACACTCAGTCCTATACGGAGCTGGCGCGCGTCACGAATACGACCATCAACGCGATGAAGACGGTCTTCACGAACCTTAAGCTGTCCGTTCCGGCGGTCAGCACGTGGTCGCTGACGAATGCGCGCGTGGCGGTCAATAATGCCGTGTCCGCGATGAAGTCCGCGATGAACTTCAGCTGGTCGCTTCCGACGCTTCACGGGCATTTGCCGGTGATCAGTGCAAGCATGAAGACGGCGCGGTCTTCGGACGGCAAATCCTCCGTCGACTATCCGAGCATCAGCCTTGCCGGTTACACCTATTTTGCACAGGGCGGTATCTTAACACAGCCTACCCTGTTCGGCGCGATCGGCGGCGAGAGCGGCCCAGAAGCTGTCCTGCCCCTGGATAAACTTTGGGACGAGATGGACAAGCGCTACAGCGGCGGCATGGTTAACAACTTCTACATCAACGGCGGGGACGCTTCCGACATTGCGGATGAAATCGCACGGACGCTGAGACGCGAGATGAGGATGGCATAATATGGCATCAAAGAACGTAACTAAGAAACCTTCCGGGTTAACCATTGCCCGGAAGGGTAAAAAGTATACCTTCAGCTGGAAAATCGCCGACAGCGACTATGGCGCAGGCCAGTGGCTGAACTACCAGGTCCAGGGGCAGAAGGTCCAGAAGAAGAAGATCGGCGTCAAGGCGACCTCGTATTCCATCACGGTGACCGACTATCCTAAGTGGGTGAAGTTCTGGGTGAGAGGCAAGCGCAAGGCATACACGAAGGACAAGGTGAACTATTCGCCGACGGTCAGCGAGTGGGTGAATAAGGAATGGACGGCGAAGATCCCGTCCACGCCCAAAATCGGCTATTCACGGACCGCCACCAATGCGGGTCGGTTTACATGGACCGTCAGCGTATCGGACAGCGACGCGAAGCCGTTCGTACGCGTGCAGTACCAGACGCTGACCTGCAAAAACACCAACGACGGCGTCCATCATACGTGGAGCAATGCGGTGACCGGAACCAGTACGAACCCGGAAACGGGCGTAACCTACACGGAAACATCAGCGACCGCCGGTTATGTCAGGTGGTTCCGCGTGCGCTCATACGGCCCGGCAGGATACAGCCCATGGGTTTATCGGAGTCACGCGTACAGCATGCCGAAGAAGCCCATCATCCTGACCGCTACGGGCTCTACGGTCGGTGCGGGAACTAAGATCACATCTAAGCACAAATGCCCGCGTGACAGCCAGTTCCCGGTCGATACGGTAACGACAGAGTACGCCATCGAGACCCCGGCGGACAACAACCTGACCGTTCCTGGCGCCGCTGGATGGAATGAGGGCTTCGTCGGAAAGCCCATCGGCTCCGATGATACGCACGTATTCAACGCACCGAACGCGGTAACGCTTGATCAGTGCGTGTATGTCAGGACGGCAGTACTCCACGATGAGAATACCGCATACAGTGATGTGCTGATCGCACAGAAGGGCAGACTGACGCCGCCGGTGCTTACCAGCGTATCCGTGGCTGACCCTGCTTCTTCCAGTGCTACAGCGGTAGCGGCGACGGTCAACGCGGAGAACCAGTCCGACGTCAACGGTTCCTTCCTGATCATCATCTACAAGGACAGCGCCGCGCCGAGTACCATCGTGCCGGTCGGTATCATGCCTTTCGGGACAACCACCAAGACCGTGTACATTCCGTATGCGTCCGGCGTGACTTCATCGGTCGGCGTCTATGCGGCAACGGGAACCTATACGAACGCGGTCACGGGCAACGATACGACGCCGTCAAGTGTAGCTGTAACGCCGACGATGACCTCAACGCGGGCATGGCAAAGCACGTCTCTGCCGGTGGCTCCTGCTGATGTCGTGGCGCAGGTCGTGGACGAACACATCCGCGTGTCGTGGAAATGGTCATGGAAGCAGGCTACCAGCGCAACGCTGGCATGGTCTGACCACGAAGACGCATGGGAAAGCACTGATGAGCCGAACGTCTACGAGGTGGCGGACAAGAACGCGACCTCATGGAATATCGCGGCGGTCGAGACGGGCAAGAAGTACTGGGTGCGCGTGAAGCTGAACCGCGAGACGGACGACGGCATCACAGAAGGCCCTTGGTGTGACCCGGTGGAAGTCGACATGTCCGCACCGCCCGCTATCCCGTCCATCGTGATCAGCAACTCGGTCATCACTTCTGATCAGTCCGTGACCATTTCGTGGGACTACACGAGCACCGACGGAACCGATCAGGCATCTGCTGAGGTATGCGAAGCGACCATCGAAAATGATGTGATCACTTACGGCGACATCTTAGCGCATGCGACCGATTCGCACTTCGTCAATATCGCCCCGGAATGGGAGACCGGCACAGACCACCTGGTATGCGTCCGCGTTACTTCCGAAAGCGGGAAGACCTCAGACTGGTCAGCTCCTTCCGGCATTACGGTAGCAGAAGCACTCGAGGCTGCATTTACCTCGACGGGGCTGACGCTTAATGAAGAAACCGGCGAATATGAGCTCCGGAGCATGGACGCGTGGTCTGTAACTGCCACAGGTGCGAGCACCGGCGGAACAACAACCATTGACATTGTCCGCGCCGAAGAATACCACATCGACCGACCCGACGACGGACGTTTTGACGGGTACGAAGGTGAACAGATCTTTTCCGCACAGGTCATCGGTGAAACTGCCGTGACGATTGCGTATGCGGATCTTAACGGTCCGCTGGATGACGGGGCGACCTACGACCTTGTAGCGACCGTATCCGATGAATTAGGGCAGCGGGCGACCGTCTCGCAGCGCTTCCGGGTAGCGTGGGATACTCAGCCGGGACTTCCGGAAGCGCAGGTCAACATTGACGCGAACGACCACATCGCACTGATCAGAGTTACGGCAGAGGATGCGTCGACAACGACGGACACGTTCGACGTGTACAGACTGTCTGCCGACCGTCCGGAAAAGATCCTTGAGGATGGCACGTTCGGCACGGTCTATGTTGATCCATATCCGGCATTTGGCCAGCTTGGCGGTCACAGGATCGTAAGGAAGTCAAAATACGGTGATTACATCACTGCTGACGGGCGGCTTGCGTGGCTGGACCTCGACAGAGAAGCAGGGGATTACCTCGACGAACGCGGCGTGATCATCGATTTCGGCGGACAGAAGCTCATCCTGCCCAGCAACAACACCTTAGATAATTCATGGTCTAAGGATTTCTCCAGGACTGTTTACCTGGGCGGCTCCGTGCATGGATCCTGGAACCCGGGCGTGACGCGTGACCTGACGATCACGTGCGACTCGGTCAAGATCCGGAACTACAACAAGATCTCCGTGATCAGAGATCTCGCCGAATGGGCGGGCATCTGTCACGTACGCACACCGGACGGTTCCTCATTCAGTGCGGACGTGCAGGTCAGTGAGAACAGACCCTATAAGGGAATCGCAATTACTTATACTTTCGACATCAAAAAGGTTGATCCGGACGGATTCGAGGCGATGACGCTTGAAGAGTGGAACGCGCTGTCCAGTCCGGAACAGGAGGGTGAAGACTAAATGGATTGGAGAACAAGCTATTCATCCAGCTTCCTTCTGAAAACAGTCAATCCGGCAACGTGGCGCGATGAAGGCGATCTTCAGCTGACCGGCGGCTCCATTTCCCGGACCGTCGGCGGCGCGTCTGCCGACATTACCATGACCGATGATCCCGGCGAACAGTGGGTGCGTCTGTACCTCGTGGCGAGGCAGTCAGGAGACGGCGGGCGGGTTCCGCTGTTCACGGGCCTGACCTCAGCGCCGACGGAACAGATCAATGGCACGGCAAAAAGCTACCGCGTCGAGTGCCACAGTGTACTTAAACCGGCAGAGGATATCCTGCTGCCGCGCGGATACTATGCGGCTGAGGGCGCAAACGGTGCGCTTCTGGCTGCGGAGCTGCTGCGGATATGTCCTGCGCCGGTCACGTATGCGGATAACGCGCCGGATCTGACCGAAGCGGTCATTGCCGAAGACGGAGAGAGCAACGCGTCCATGGCGAAGCGGATCGTCGAGGCCATCGGCTGGCAGATAAGAATTGCCGGTGATGGTTCGATCAGGATCTCAGCGCCGCCCGCTGCCGAATCGGCAAAGTTTGATGTATTCGAGGGTGACGCGATCGAACCGGCCCTGACGCACACGTATGACTGGTACAGCTGCCCGAACTGCCTGAGGGTGGTATCCGGCGGCTCCACGGCAGAAGCACGGGACGACGACCCGGACAGCGCTTTGTCTACGGTCACGCGCGGAAGGGAGATCTGGAAGCAGGAAAAGTCGGTCACGCTTGGCGACCGGGAGACGCTCGCAGCGTATGCGCAGAGGCGGCTGAAAGAGCTTCAAGCGCCATCGCGGACGGTCAATTACCGGCGCAGGTATGATCCCGATGTGTTCCCGGGCGACCTTGTGCGGCTACATTACCCCGGCGTCGGCATTCAGGGGCTGTACCGCGTCGGGAACCAGTCCGTGACCATCGGCAAAGCGTGCACGACTCAGGAGGACGCTACATATGAACGGAATTGATAAGTTAGCGGAAGCCATACGGACGGACAAAAGCACTCAGCCGTATGATACCCGCGCAGAGGTCGTGCGTGTGTCCGGTTCGACCGCATACGTACACATCCCCGGCGGAGTTGCTGAAACGCCGGTGACCATGACCATCGCCTGTAAAAAGGGCGATACAGTGCAGGTGCGGGTGAGCGGCGGGCGCGCGTGGATCGTGGGCAATGAGACAGCCCCGCCGACAGATGATACTAAGGTAAAAGAAGTAGAGGTACAGGCCGAACTGATGAAGAAGCGTCTCACCGGCGTGGAAGGTCAGTACTCTGAGTTTATTCGGACGTCCGAATATATCCGAAGCGTGGTATCTGACGGCGATAAGCTGGTATCCATCATCAACCAGACAGCTGATGAAGTTCAGATATCGGCTAATAAGATAAACCTCAACGGGTATGTCACGGTTGCATCCCTGGAATCGACTGACACGACAACGATCAACGGCGGCGCGATCGCGGCTAAGTCCTTCACGGCTAAGTACAACAACAGCACTGACAGCGCCGATGTAACCCTTAACGCAAACGGTCTCAGCGTGTACCACAAGTACAGCAACAAGGACTACAGAAGCGATGTCAAGCCCGGTGAACTGTATCTGTACATTCAGGGGCTTGGTTCGTCCACTATCAATGCCACATCATGGAGCGTCTGGAACTCAGCTGTTTCCACCGGCACAACGGTTACGCCTGGCAGGGTGCAGGTGGAAACCAGCGATACCTACGCCCGGATGTCTGGTGCGTCTTTTGAATGCAATAACTCAACATCTGGGCGGACAGGAAGGCTTACGTCGTCTACGGCGGGCAACGTCGGTATTTATGATGCATCTGCAGAGGATTGGATAATCTGCAGTAACTCATCTGCAGAGGTTTACACGCCGCACCCGTTCAGAAGCTACAACAAATTCGACACAACGCTTCGCTATCCCGTCGGTTCTTCATCCGTTACCAATCAGGCTGTTTCATGGCTTGGCTGTACAGCCGCAACTACGCTTTCAATCAGGGGCGAATGGAACAGCTCTACACCGGCGACGAAGACCATCGCGGTCAGCTCTTCGGACATCCGCCTGAAGGATAATGTGACGGACACGGATGTCAACGCGCTGGAGTTCATTAACCGCGTTAAGCTCCATGCCTTCGACTGGAAGTGGACACATCAGCATCAGAACATCGGCGTGATTGCGGACGAACTCGAACAGCTCGACCCGTCATTAGTTGTCGGTGGCGGGACTGACAAGGAAGGCAATCCGATATACAAGAGCATCAACAACCTGGTTCTTATCAGCTATCTGACGAAGGCCGTTCAGGAGCTGAGCACCAAGGTTGAGGAACTCGAACACAAACTTAGCGCTATGGAGGACAAAAACCATGGTCACAGTTAACATCACAGTCACGGACGACGCCGTCCAGCCCGAAATCTACCTTGGTCGGCAGGGCGAGAAGCAGGCGCGGGAAATCGTGTTTGATCTGAGTGCCCTGCGGGAGAAGTACGGGGCGGGCACGGCGACTCTCTACCATCAGCGGGCGAAAGACCCCGCGCCGTATCTGATAGCCGAAACCACCGGCACGACCATGACGTGGACGGTGTCCGAAACGGATACGGTCTATGCCGGTATCGGATATTGTGAGTTCCGATATACGTTCGGGACGGAAGGACTCAGCAAGTCAACCATGTTCGCCACGAATGTCAAGGCAAGTCTGAGTGGCGATGTCATCATTCCCGCAGCTCTTCAGGCGTGGTACGATGCGTTGATCGACTACATCGACACCCACTCCGGCGGCTCGGTCGACCCGGAAGATATCGCGGCGGCTGTCGAGGACTACTTTGTCGACCATCCCATCACCGAGACCGACCCGACCGTGCCCAGCTGGGCAAAGGCAAGTAGTAAGCCCACGTACACGGCGGCAGAGGTGGGCGCTATTGCCGCCCCGTCTTCTCCTGCATCTGGTGCGTTTCTTGTCTGGAACGGCTCGGCATGGGTGGCGCAGACACTGGCTACATGGACGGGAGGTGCATACTGATGGCGATTGACAAACTGGTTGATTCAGCACAGCTTGAGAGTGACCTCACAAGTGTTGCTGATGCTATCCGAGCAAAAACGGGCGGGACTGCGGACTTACAGTTTCCTGCGGATTTTGTGAGCGAGATTGGGAGTATATCCGGCGGCGGCGGGTACACGATAGACGATGTAATTAAACATGACAATTATGTCGGAAATATAACGTATACAGGCACCGGCAAAATCATGCCGCTAACATTTTTTAATGCTACAAAAATGACGGGATTTTCCGCCCCTAATGTGACTGACATTAGCGGAGCGAGTGGAAGTGGGTACTATGATACGGTTGACAGCAGAGTTTTTTGCAACTGCACAAACCTTGAATCCATAAGTCTACCCAATGTTACAAGTTATTACTGGGCAGGTTATTCTTTTTATGGATGCCACAAAATCACGAATTGGGATTTGGCATTTGACCGTATAACTGATTTAGGAGGCAGTGTCTTCCGCAACAGCTCATTTCCGTCAGCAGTTTTTAAATCTCATTCACAAAGCGATGTTATATACACATATTGTTTCACAGATTGCAATCAGATGGAGTATATCGACATTAAGTGTAAACAGCTTCAGACACAATGTTTTGCGGGCACAGGTTTAAAAACTATTGTTCTGCGCAACACAAGTTCTGTAGCCACATTACAGAATATTAACGTATTTAACGGGACGCCATTCTCGAGCAGTGGCACGGGCGGTACACTGTATGTCTTGTCGGACAAAATCGCATCCTACCAGTCGGCAACGAACTGGAGCACAATTCTTGGATACGCCAACAATCAAATTCTGCCGATTGAGGGTAGTATCTATGAAACGCAGTACGCAGACGGTACTCCAATCGCATAAGGAGGTAGCACCATGATACAGACCGAACAGATGACCATCAACAACAAGGCTTTTATCCGCACCTACAGTGACGCAGGATTTCTAATCCACGGCGGCAGTCCAGAGGGAGACTATGCTGAGGCGATTGACCCTGCTGATGCCGTCAGAACTTACACGGAGACAGATATTCCCGTAGAGGGCGAAGATGCCGAAGCACAGGAAATTTTGGATATCCTGTTAGGGGGTGACAGCGAATGATTACCAAAGCACTCGCAAGAAAACTGCGGCAATATATCGAGAAAGCCGCCATATCCCTCACGGATGAGGACGCACTCGATGCGGTGGAACTGTATCCCGCTTGGAAGACCGATACGGACTATAAGGCTAAAACAGATGACGCTCCTGCTGACCGTATCCGATACGGCGAAACACTGTACAGATGCGTACAGTCCCACACCTCACAGGCAGACTGGACGCCTGATAAAACGCCCGCCCTGTGGGCGGTTGTGTCACTGGACGAGTGGCCTGAGTGGGTGCAGCCCGTTGGTGCATCCGATGCGTATAGCAAGGGTGATAAGGTGAGCCATAACGACAAGCACTGGGTATCCGATGTGGACGCTAACGTGTGGGAGCCATCGGTGTACGGGTGGAGTGAGGTATGACCATGGAGACAGTAATAGCATCACTGATTAGCGGCATCGTGGCTATCGTGGTCTGCATTATCAACAGCCGGTCACAGATGCGCGACCTGACCCACAAGCTGGAACTGGCACAAGCCGTAACCGACACAAAGTTGGAAGAGCTGACGCGTGAGGTGAGAAGCCATAACAACTACGGTGAGCGGCTGATTAGTCTGGAAGAAAGAGTGAAAAATCTTGAGAGGGGAGATGACGGCAGATGAGTAACAAAACCTACGACACCTTAAAATTGATTGCCCTTATCCTGACGCCGGTGCTTGCCTTCCTCGCATCCGTGGCGAACATCTGGAACATTCCGTATTCCGAACAGATAGTTGCCACGCTCACCGGCATTGATACGCTTGTCGGCGCTATCGTGGTAGCGCTCAAGACGGCCTACGATAAGAAGGGCGGTGACACCGATGTCACTGAAGATTAATAAGAACTTCATTCACGTCAACCACACCCTGCTGAAGCGCAACAAGTCCGACATCAAGTATATCGTCATCCATTACGTGGGCGCGCTGGGTGACGCAAAAGCCAACGCCGAGTATTACGGCTCGACCTATGTTGGGGCCAGCGCAGACTTCTTTGTGGGCCATTCCGGCGATATCTGGCAAGCGAATGACTACTATAATTATTATAGCTGGCATTGCGGCGGCGGGCTTCAGGGCACGGGCGGGCACAAGTTTTTCAGCATCTGTACCAATCAGAACAGCATCGGCATTGAGATGTGCGTCAGGAAGCGCTCCACGAAGACCATGAACGCCACAGACCGCGACTGGTACTTCGAGGATGCCACGGTGGCATCTGCCGCCCTGCTTGTCCGTCAGCTGATGCAGGAGCTCGACATCGATATCCACCATGTCATCCGGCACTATGACGTGAACGGCAAGATTTGCCCGAATCCGTTTGTGTATGATACGGGCAAAATCACGTGGGCGGGGTTTAAGCAGCTTATCACCGGAACCGTCCCAATCGAAAACCCAGCGCCGCACGGGATACCGGCGAGCAAGGCCGACTTCATTACTAAGGTCGCTAAGATTGCCACGGAGCTGTGGCCCGACCTGCAGATTTTGCCGTCCGTGGTCATTGCGCAGTGCTGTCTCGAAACCGGGTATGGTCTTGGTTCGGACGCAGTGGAGCTTGTGGAGCGGAACAACTTACTCGGTATGAAGTCCGACCTGATCAACTCCACGTGGAGCACGTTTTCAACCTGGAACGGTGAGAGCTTCGTCAAGGTCACGCCGGAAGCCGTGAACGGGAAGACCATCTACATCAACGACAGCTTCCGTGTGTACCCGGACTACAGAACCTGCATCGAAGACTATGAGCAATTCTTAAGAAACGTTAAAAACGGTTCCGGGTACAAATATCGCGTTATTGTCGGCATGACAGACCCGGAACAGGTCATTACCGCCATCAGCAAGGGCGGGTATGCAACAGATCCTGGCTATATCACCAAGGTCATGAAGCTGATCCGGGAGAACGACCTGACCAAGTATGACCCGCAGGTGGAGAAGAAGACTATGACAATTCCAGAGAAGGCCGTACAGTGGGCGCTGAAGACCGCTGCCGATGATACCCACGGCTACAACAACAGCAAAGGTCACCGCGCGGGCAACCCGGACTACGCGTGTTCTTCCTTCGTTGCGGCGGCGTACCGGGCGGCGGGCCTGACCTCCATTCCGGCAGATGCGTATACGGCAACGATGCGGAAGCAGTTCTTGGCGGCTGGGTTTGAGGACGTGACCTCATCCGTCAACCTGAAGACCGGCAAAGGCATGATTCCGGGCGACGTGGTACTCAACCCGGGTAAGCACGTGGAGATGGTGGCGAACAAGAAGCTGCAGCTTGTCGGTGCACGCGGCGAGGCTACCGGCGGCGCGGCGAATGGCAAGACGGGAGACCAGGGCGGCGAAATTGCCGTGACAAACTGGTTCGACTTCGGGTGGAGGTTCTGCTTGAGGTATCCGACGAAGACCGAGCCGGTCAAGGTGACATACATCGTGCAGGCCGGGCTCTACAAGGTCAAGGCCAACGCGGACAAGGCGTTGCAACGCGTTAAAAGTGTTGTCCCGGATGCTTTCATTAAGAATGTCGGCACTCAGTACCGCGTGCAGGCAGGCGCGTATTCTGTGAGAGCGAATGCCGAGAAGAGGGTTGCCCAGCTGAAGGCGGCGGGGATAAACGCGATCATAAAAACAGAGTAAACGGAAGTCTGTACGTCCCACCATATGCCACGACCGTCTACGATGTAGATAAAATAGGGCATAGGGACGGGTTCGACTCCCGTCTACTCCATTTCAAGGGGATTCTCAGTAAATCTGGGAGTCCCCGTTTTTTATTGTAATTATGCGGCTTTGCGCATTACCACTTTTGGTTA